TAATTTTTCATACTTTTGTTATTGATTTTTTAATATATTAGTCTTATATTGGTTCTAATTGCAATGTCACATTTAGGACAAGCCGAAATAAAGTATATTGCTTCTGGAACACCTTTCTGTCCTGAATGTATAGAAACCAAGCTAGAGAGATCACTATGGTTCAACAAGGATAGCAGTATACGTACAGAATCTAATGGAACCAGTGATAACTACGAATATGTTTTAACTTGTGATACTTGTAAGTCAGTATACAGAGAAGCACGTGTTTAGCAGTTTAGTTACCAATTTAGTTAGTAGAGTAGTTAACAAGAGTGCTAAGTTATTAGATATTAATACTAGTGTTAACGATAGTAACCAGACTAGTACTATACTTAACATAAGTAACATTAGTAAACACACTACTGATTACAGTGATATTGATTTCGAGGGAGACTTAGATAAAATTCTAGACACACCAATACCCAAGGGATGGGAAGTCATTGATTTCTAATGGACAAGATAGTAAGAAAGCATATAGACCAGCCCTGGGCACTTCAGACGGGTAAAAAGAGATATAATGAGAAAGAGTACTTCATATACCCAGAAAAAGAGGCTAAACAGCAAAAAATTGAATATAAGTACTGGCAGGACTGTTTACCAGGTGAGTGGGGCATAACAGATGACGGTTACGTTGCAGAATGCCTCAAAAGGCGCGAATACACTGATAGGAACAAACCTTCTATCAATCTTGTCTTTCCCTTCGGGCAGTGTTTCACTGGAAAGCGGAAGCTCAAGTACCTACCGCACAAAGAAACAGGAGAGTTTAACCAAATCTCGTCTAAGAGTAGCTGGGAACTCAATAAGACAAGGACTTGTTACAAGAATTTTGTTAGGGCATACGCACAAATGTTTATCGCAGACAACATCAGCTACGACAGGCTGGGAAAAATTTTCAACAAAAAGGAGCCCATACCAGCAGCTAAGGCTAAAGCATTACTCAAAAAACAATATATCCAAGAAATGGTAGACAAAGAGTTAGAGAGGTTAATGTCTAAGAAGGGTGTTACTAAGGGCACTGTCATAGATATGATCCTCGAAGCTGCTAATTTAGCTCGAAAGAAGGAACAGGCTGCTAATTTGCTCAGGGCAGCAGAAGATTTGGTCGAAATATTCGGTATGAAGGAGAAACAGAAGCAAATTGACACCTTTGAGGCTGAATTCGTCTCGTTACAGTCTATTGAGGAGGCTGCAGGGTTAAGTGAGCCTGTAGAACCACTAAAACTTGATAAAAAGGGAATGGAAACCATCGCAGCATGAGTAGGAAAGACCAAATACTGCACCAACTGAAGGGTGACATACTAAAATTTGGTAAAGCATGCTTACCTAATATGTTTTCTCTTCCGTCACCTGAATTTCATAAGGACATCTGTGAAATGTTCATGAATAAGAAATACAAACGCATGAACATTGTTGCTCCTAGGGGACACGCTAAAACTTCTCTTGCAGCTGGCGTATTCCCATTACACCATATTTTCTTTGATGACCAGAAAAAGAAGGTAATAGTACTCTCTTCTAAGACTCAGGGACACGCTTTGAACCTTTTACACACGATTAAGAACGCACTTGAGTATTCTATGCCCTTGAGAACGATGTTTGGGTACTGGGGACAGCATTCATCCAGGATATGGACAAAAGACACCGTAGAATTGAAAGATGGCTCTGTTATCACCTGTAAAGGTACAGGTCAGCAGATAAGAGGGTTAAAGTACGGAGATCAGCGTCCAACGCTCATAGTATTGGATGATCCAGAGGATGAGAACAATACTAAGACAGATACGGCAATGGAATGGAACTTACGTTGGTTATTGCAGTCTGTTGAACCTGCACTTGATGCACAAACAGGAAGAGTCATTGTTATTGGCACACCACAGCATCAAAGGTGCATAGTTGAAACCTTAGATGGCATGAAAGGGTGGAAGACGTTAAGATATCAGGCTGTCATAGATGATAAGAAAAAGAAAGTGCTCTGGCCCGAACAGTTGAGTTATGATGCTCTTATGGAGAAAAAGATCTCGCTCTCTGATATTAACCGTTCATCAGTCTTCTATCGTGAATATCAGTGTGAAGTAGTAGGAGATGAAGACCAATTATTCAGCGAAGACTACTTACAGTACTATGATGGCACTCTTGAACTTGGTAAATATGGATTACACACATTAAAGCTGAAAAATGGTGTAGATATACCTGTTTACACGTTTATAGGCGTAGATCCTGCTTCTAGCACAAAACAGACCGCAGATTACTCTACTATTGTAACAATTGCCATAGATGCCAATGATAATCGTTATATACTCCCATATTACCGAAAACATGCAAAACCAGTAGATTTAGCTGAGTCTATCATGTCTCAGTACAAAAAATATAAGCCACAGAAGGTAAGAATCGAATCTGTTGGCTACCAGGAGATGATACGGGACTATCTTGAACGTCGTTGCCAAGAGAAGAATATATTTATCCCTGGTTTAAGAATTAAAGAAAATCCTAGAACTCATAAGTCAGTAAGGTTAGAAAGTATGGAACCTCACTTCTATAGGAAAAAAATATTCATAGATGACAAAATGGAGGACTTGAAGGGAGAACTCTTGATGTATCCCCGAGGAAAGCACGATGATTTGCTAGATGGGCTGTTTTATGCTATGAAAGGGGTTTATACACCTCATTCTTCTGAAACAGCCTCAGTTTCCGATAATTCCAGCAAATCAGCTGTAAACTATGATTGGGCAGTACTTTAGTGGTGCAACACCCTAGAAACACCCTCGGTAAACAGATGAGTCAGCCTCAAATGGAAAATCTTGAGGCAGAGGCTGGTGATCCAGCATTTGAAGGTATTCACCCTGAAGTTGAGCGATCTAGGGAATTAGTGCAAAGATATTCAAATCCCAGGTATTCCTGGGCACAAAAGTTTAAGGAAGCACAAGAATTCAGATCAGGAGCACAATGGACTCAAGAACAAACAGAGATACTCAAGAAACGAGGACAAAATCCAATAGTGGTTAATCGTATGCATCCTATTGTAGAAACTGCAAAAGCATTACTTGCTTATAATAAACCTTCGTTCAGGGCTACTGGTAGGGAAGATTCTGATACTCGAGTGGCTAAAATCATGTCAGACCTCTTTACTTGGATTTGGGAGAACTCAGATGGCAATTCAGCACTTAAAAGAGTTATTGATGACTATTATGTAGGCGGTATGGGTGTTTTACAGGTTTATCAGGATCCACATGCTGATATGGGCAAGGGAGAAGTTCTTGTGGAGGCTGTTAACCCTTTAGACCTTTATATTGACCCTAATTCAAAAGATAACATGTGTAGGGATGCTGCCAACATTTTAATAGTTAAAATCATTACAGAAGAGCAAGCTCATAATACTTATCCTGAGTTTTCTGATATTATAGAAGCAGCAGATAAGTGGGATACTGGAGACGCATCTTCTTTACATTCATATCCTATTACTAAACTGGACAATACTGAAAGTCAAACATTCTTAGGTGACTTTAGTGACGATGGTGTGCATAAGAAAGTAGAGTTTATCGAGAGATATACACGTATAACGGTAGATTACTTTCATACTTATGATCCAAACGCTAATTATGAGCAAATATTCAATACCGAAGAAAAATTTAGTGCTTATGGAGAACAACCCGCTGTTATTGTAGAAAAAGAAGATAATCCAGGTAATAGGGAGATTGTTACTGTTCCAGAGGGTGTTAATGAATTATTACAGATTATAGAGCAAACTGGTGGTGTTTTCCATATGATAATGCCCCCACCTCAAATAGATCCAATGTCTGGTCAGCCTATGGGTGAGCCTCAGCCCCAAATGGTTCCTGGCCCTGCTTCTGAAGATGATCCTATGGTTATTCCTGGTAGTACTACTTATCTCAAAGAGATTACAAAGTCAGAATTGATGCAGGAAGGAGAGATATACGTTAACAAGATAGCTCAGGATAGAATTAAAGTTGTTGTCTCTGCTGGTGACAGGTTGCTTTATACTAGGATTCTTCCTTGTGAGGATTATCCGATTGTTGTTATGATGAATATCCATGATCGCAATCCTTATCCAGAGAGTGATGTTAGGATATATAGGCCTCTTCAGGAATATGTTAATAAAATACGTTCTCTTATCATTGCTCACGCATCTACTAGTACTAACGTAAAGCTACTCGTCCCTAGAGGTTCTGTTAATAAACGTGAAATAGAGGAAGAATGGGGCAAAGCAGGAACTGCAGTAATAGAATTTGATGGTGAATTAGGCACTCCTGTTGTAGCTGGGCCGATACCACTACCTAATGAGCTATATAAGAACGAAGCTGATGCTAAACATGATCTTGAGTATGGATTTGGCATATTTGAAATGATGCAAGGCTCAGCAAAAACAGCTCCATCTACTTATCGTGGAACTGTCGTTATGGATGAATTTGGTCAAAGACGTATCAAATCCCGTCGTGATGATATGGAACAAGTACTAAATCAGGTTGCCATAGTAGCTATCCCTTTAATTCAGCAACTTTATACAGAGGAAAAGATAATTCGGCTTATACAACCTAATAATATTACTCAAGAGACACAAATTAACCAGGCTGTCTATGATGAGTTTACTGGGGATGAAATTGGAAAAATTAATGATATTACTGTTGGTATGTATGATATCGTTGTTGTAGCAGGATCAACTCTCCCATCTAACAGATGGGCACTTCTTGATACTTATATGCAAATGTTTCAAGCTGGTCTTATCGATCAGACTGAAGTACTTAAGAAGACTGAAATTGTTGATGCGGAAGGCGTATTAGAGAGAATGAGTATGATTAATCAGCTTCAATCACAAATATCCTCACTGGTTGAAGAGAATAAGAAACTTAGTGGGGATCTGCAAACAGCAGAAAGAGAGTCCGTACATGCTAAGAAACGTGTGGAAGTAGAAAAATTTAAGACAGATCTACATAAAAGCTCAACTGATAAACGTGTAGAAGTAGAAAAATTTAAGACAGATTTACATAAAAGCTCAACTGAGGTTCGTAAAGCTGCACAGCTTTATGAATCACGTTTGGGAGATGAACTAGCCAAAATCAAAGCAACGGCAATCAAACCAAGAGAGTCGTAGGAGGTTAAAATGGCACAAGAAGCACAGAACGTGGATATGACAGAGCAGGAAAGTCTGTCTGTTACAACATCTGAATCAATTGTAGATGATATAGTAGCTCCTGATCCAAGTGGAGAAGACCCATTTGCAGAATTGGTAAGTGATGATAGAATAGATATGGCATCTGTGGAAGAAGAACCGTCAATTCCTGCACCTAGAGAGGAGATATCTGATAAAGATAATCCTGATAGTTACAAATACTGGCAAAGTAAGTATGATACACAGGTCAACGAAACTAAAGAGATCTACAATCGGATGACGGAGTTGGAGCAAGTAGCTCCAATAGCCGACTATCTCAATCAGAATCCGCAAGTAGTAAAAGCTCTTGAGGAACAGTTGTCCAATGATCAAATCCAAGAGTCCACTGGATCATCATTGAAGAAACCAGAACGTCCTGAAAAGCCCACTAATTATGACGCCATTGATGCATATAGTGATCCTGATAGCGTTAGCTATAAGTATCGAGAATCAGTAGATGGTTATCGTGATGACACTCTTGCTTATTATGAGGCTCAGCAAGAAGCACAGAGGGTTGCTTATGAACAAGAAGCAACTGTCCGTCAACGAGCTCAGGCTGAGCAACAGCGTGTTGCACAAATGCGTAATCTCTATGGTGATTTAACAACAAACCGAGGTTTTTCGGGAGAAGAAGCTCAGAGCTTCATGACAGAAATGAGTGCTCCTGAGTCTATTTCTCTAGATAACCTGGTTAATCTCTGGAAGTTGCGACATGCTCCGTCTAGAGAGGAGATTACTGTTAGAAGCAAAGCTGAAGCTATGCAGCGAGAGAAAGAACGACTATCTATTCCCAGGCCTGTAGGTGTTACGCCTGGGCATGATGCACAAGCTGGTAAAACAGAAGAAGATCGCCTTATGGAGTCAATGGTGCAGGATTTCGACAATCGGAATCCTTGGACATAAGGAGTAACAAATAATGGCTGATCAATATTCACTAACTCCCGATGGTACCGTACAGGGTGTTAGTATTAATGACGCACGACGAGTCTTCAATTTTGGTGAACGTGTAGCAGAACTTGCTCCACAGCAGTCACCGTTCTTTGTTTACTTGTCGAAAGTTGCAAAAAAGCCCACAAATGATCCTGTTTTTAAGTTTATGGAACAGAGACATCAGTGGCAAAGACGTACATTTAGTGTAAAGGCCGCCCAAGCAGTTGATGTAGCAAAGGGTGCGTCTTTTGACCTAATTGTAGATTCCGTAATTGATAAGTATGGTAAAACTGTAAGTACTCCAACACAGCCTTCATTCTTTCTTGAAGGGCAGGTTGTCGCTTTTTCAGGGCCAGCTGCTGTATATAATGCAAAGATAACTGATATTGATGTTAGTGATGCTTCAGAAGCCACGCTTACGCTTACTGCACTTCAAGATATTGACGCTACTATCGCCGATGATGCTGGGGGTTTAGTTGTTGGTTCCGCATTTGCTGAAGCAACAGGTGCACCTGATGGTTGGAAAGACGAACTGTACAACAGAGAAGGATACTGTCAGATATTTAAAACAGCTATCCCTCTGTTCTCAGGTACCGCACTTTCCACTGAGTATCGTGGTAGACCCGATGAATATCGTAGGGTATGGCAGGAAAAACTCATGGAACATAAAATGGACATAGAAAATGCTATGTTATTTGGTGTGGGTGCTGCTGATGAGGATAGTACTGGAGCTCCGCTTCGTTATTCTTGGGGTATCTTACCATACACCGAAGCTAATAGCACAACTTATCCCTTTACATACGGAGAAGCTGGCTCTACATATGATGACTTCCTAGAGGCTATGGAAAACATCTTCCATCCTGAGTCTGGAAACTCTGGTAATAAACTTGTACTTGCTTCTAGAAAAGTAATCAGCTGGTTTAATAAACTAGATGCTGGTTCTTTCCTTGGCAATACAGTTCCATCAGGGGGATACAAGTTGGATATCGCTAATATTCCTGGTGCATTTGGTCATGAGGTTACACGTGTTAATACTATCTTTGGTAATTTGCACTTAGTGCAAGAACCTCTGTTGCGTGGGCCATATGAAGATTATGCAGTCATGGTTGATATGAGTAATGTAGCTTATCGCCCATTATCGGGTAACGGTAAGTCACGTGACACTCAGATCAAAACCAACATACAGGATCTTGATAAAGATGGACGGAAAGACATGGTTCTGACCGAAGCAGGTCTAGAAATTAGTCTTCCTGAAACTCATTGCATCCTGAAATGGAATGCAGCAGCTTAGTAAGCTGTGGAGAATAAGAATAATACATAAGGTTATGAGAGTGGGGGGATCTTAAATCCTCCACTCTCAATAACTACAATGGCAGTCACATTTCAAAATAGAGTTGAAGACTACATAGGGTCTAAACATGACAGTATGGAGCTTTCTGATTGGTTAATAGCCCTCGGAGAGTGGCTTACTGCTTCTGCTAAAGAAGTGTTTGAGCTTATACCTATTGATCGTCTAAAATTAGTTAGTCCTGAACCTGCTGCAGTAACCGCAGATGGATTGGCTCTAGCTGGCAAGCGAATAGTGGGTGTAGTGGGCTCGAATAAGTATAATGCTAGAGAAATAGCTGTACAAAATTACAGAAGAGTTAAAGATCCTAATTCTCTTGAGTATGCAACGGTTACTGATCCAGTATTCTATTCTAAGGGTGGTAAATTATATATCCTTGAAGCAGGTGTAGTTACAACTGGCGAAGTGCACTACATAGAATCTCCGTTTGTAGAATACGATCTTACAACTATATCAAACTTTCCCACAGAATATGAACCTTTGGTAGTACTAGGAGCAGCAATACGTGGTAAGATGAGGCAAATGGTAGATACACGTGTTACCTTACCCGCTGCTTTAGATCTTTCGTCTATTACAATACCTGAAAAACCATCAGCACCAGTATTTTCTTATACAGATGCTACTGCTTCGCCTATTGAAGCACAGACAGCGACTATCACAGGAGATGCACCAACTTATACCGCACCTGTATTGTCATTTTCGGATTTTCCTACTGTTACAGCATTAGCAATCTCAGCAAGTGGGCTTTCAATTCCAACACCAGTATTTTCAGTTCCAGACATAACTACTGTTACTGTTGCTGCTCCTGGTACTGCCCCTAGTTATGACGAGACTATCGCTGACACTCAGTTTTCTGCTTTAGCTAGTTTAATTGATACGGAGGAAGATATAGAACTAGCGCAGGCAAAATTAGGAGAGATTCAATCACTGGTTCAGAACGAATTAAATCAATTTAATGAGGAGCAGGTAGAATATTCGGCGTTGCTTCAAAATGCTGTAATAAACGCACAAGCTGCAGCTGCTGAAGCTCAGACTGAAGGAAGTTCGGTTTTACAAAAAGAATATCAGGAGTATACAAGTCAATTACAGAAGTATGCGGCTGATCTACAAAAATACCAGGCAGACACTGCTAATGCAGTTCAAGTATTTCAACAAAATTTAGGTAAGGAATTACAGGTATGGCAAACTTCTAGGCAATCAGAGCTACAAGCCTATACTGCCGACATACAAAATAATTTAAATGTGTTTCAGAAAGAGAGTGCTGAGTATCAAGCCAAGTTACAGGTTAATCTTCTGGATGCTCAACAGGCCCAACAGGCTGTTAGTGCAGATGCACAACTATCAACTGATGTTGATAAAACAAATAAACTACAAGTACTTCAGAAGGAGATACAAGAGTATGCGTCTGTATTGCAGAAGTATTCTGCTGATCTCCAACAGTATACAGCCGAAATAGGTACAGAAATACAGCAATTTACTAATAATATGCAAATCATAATGACTGAGCACGGACTGATGGGACAGGAGTTACAGGGATTACAAGGACTATATACTCAAGAGCTTCAGTTATTAATGGGAGGACAACAAAGTGGCGGATAGTCTTAGATGGTCAATAAGTGTCACACCAGTAGTAGAAATGACGGATACCGACGCAGAACCACATAATGCAATACATGGTACTATTAATCAGTCGTTGGGAGCAAGTGGTGAGTCAGTAGTATATTCTGAATTTAGATATAACTTTGGTCAGGGTAGCAATAGTCTGCTTGTACATGAAGATTCATATGGTTCTGCACAGGTTCCATTTACGGGTGATGGTAGTGATGTAGAAACATGGTATATAAAGAATACTGGACTTAAAACAGATGGTGCTGTTAGTACAAGTACACTTTATGTTACATTTGAGGATATTGGTGCGGCTTTGAACGATGCCGACTTTGATCCACAGATGTTCGTGTTAAGTGCTGGAGAAGCCATTCTACTTAATGGTTTACGTAAAGGTGACACTAACGCCACGCCCTGTGAAGGTCAAGATTTAAAATTGTGGGTTAATAGTGATTCTGTATACGTTGATATTTTATGTGATGCGCCATAATTAAGATAGATTTATGACTGTACAACAGATGATAGAAGAAGTAAGGCAGTTGTTTCCAGATATTGCAGAAACTCAAATTATGAGTATGCTAAATCGAGCATTAGATGACTTTATAGAACATACTTCAATGCTAGACAGGCAATCAGATACTTTACTTACTATAAATGGTAAGATGTATTATGGTCTTGATGATCTTTCTGGGGTATCTGCTGCGGATGATGTATTAGAGATACACCAGGTTGATTTTGAAAACACACCTATGGATAGATTCCTAGGTACAATTTCTCCTGTAGTTGAAGTTCCTAGAGTACCAGACCTATTATCACCAGCAAATGCTTCTTCTCACTCTGATTCACCTTTTGTATTTGATTGGAAGGATTCTTATTCAGCTGATTCTTACCAGATTCAATTATCAACTACAAATGATTTTAGCAGTAGTATTATCTTTAATACAACTGTTACCAGTTCTACTCATTCCGCTACGATAGTAACAGATGCTGAATATTTCTGGAGAGTACGTGCTACTAATGAGCAGGGTACTTCTGAATGGTCTTCTATATGGAGTGTCACTAAAACAAGCGGGAGTGTATCATAATGGCTAAGACTAAGGTATGGTGGATTAAGAACAACAAATTAGGTGTTGCCTATTGGGATGACGTAGAGAATAAAATAGCGACAATTAATGAAGATGACAAACAAATACGTGTTCATTTAAGTAGACGACCTATTACACTATCTGCTATGTCAGACATACCTGAAATACCAAGTAGGTTTCATGATGGACTAGTAGCAAGAGTTATTGAAAAGTTATCTGTTAAATCTGGTAATATGGCACCTATTCAATATTGGAGAAGTGAGTGGGATCAGGCGGTAATGCGTGGAAAAAAATATGTTAATAAAAGTCGTGATGGTAGTTCTTACGCAATTAAACAGGTGGATTACTAATGGCTACTAGTATTTACGACATTGCAATTACCAAAGGCACAGATTTTGAGGTAACAATGACTTTTAACGACGATGCAGGGGGGCCGCTAGACCTCGAAGATTATGAATTTAAGGGTGAAATAAGGCCAACTCCAGGAGATAATACATCAGACCCAGTAGAGTTCACTATTACAATAATCAATCAGGAAGAGGGTGAGATAAAATTAGAGTTACCTGATAGTGATACTAGTGATCTTACTGGGGAGAAATATTATTATGATATTGTAGGTGACGATGATAACGGAGATGGTACAAGAACAATTCTTGTTAGTGGGCGAGTGACTGTTTTGCCTGTTGTATCGAAAGACTGGGGCGAGGGGGAATAGATGGCTGAAGTAAAGGTTAATCAGGCTAAACGAATTTCGGTAGTTGTAAATACTTCTAGAGTTCCCACGGCAGGGAATACTACATTTGATTCCAGTGGGACAAGTCTTACCTCAACAAATCTTGAGGATGCAGTCAAAGAAATAGCTGATAGATTCTTTCAGGGGGAGGATACCCCAACTGAGGGTCTTACAGAAGGAGATTTATGGTACGACAAGAATACAGGCCAGCTAAAGATTTACATCGAATGAGCTGGAGTAAATAACCATAATAATAGATAGGAGAAAGTACAATGGCAACATGGAAGAGATTACAGGGTTATGGCGATGATGTCACAGGATCCTTTACGGGGACATTAAATTCGACAGAATTCCCAATGGCAGCTATGGTGACAGGAGCTAATGCGGCTGCGGTTAAAAGTACGCTGTCACTACAAAACGTCGCAAACGAAAGTAGAGCAACAATACTTGGTGGAAACTTAACTGGTACAATAGATGGAACTGCTGTGGCGACTGTGAAGTCAGGAGCATCTGCAGGAGCATCTGCCAACCAAGACTCAACAAGTACAATCTTAGGTGGTAACCTTACAGGTACAATAGATGGAACTGCTGTAGGAACTGTTAAGTCTGGAGCCGCTTCAGGGGCAACAGCTAACCAGGACTCAACGGCGGCAATTTTAGGTGGTGATTTAACAGGTGAAGTCAATGGTGTAGCGGTAGCTACCATAAGTGGTGGAGCATCAAGAGCAAATGCAGGATTAGCCTCAAATGGTGATGTAAATAGAGCAGTTCCAGAATCTAAGGGTGGAACGGGGTTAACTAGCAATGATACTCTTTTAAACTCAGCTATAAGTATTGCCGCAGATGGATCATTATCAGGCGCGGGTGGCGGACAAGTAACAATGTCTGGAATAGGTGTGACTGATGCTGACTATAAAAACTCAAATACTACTGCTGCTAATGTAGGTTTAGGAAGTGTAACTAATGCTAGCCAAGCAACGATAGTAGCTGCAGCTCTCTCAGAAGCAGATGCTGACGATGTAGGTTTAGGAAATGTATCCAACATTACGACAGCAGCCATGAGGGCGGGTGTTACAGCTTCTGATGTAGGTTTGGGCAATGTATCTAACGAATCAAGTTCTACAATACAAGCGGCTGCAGTAGCAACGGTCTTAGGGGAGAACACACCAGCAAGTCTGAACACACTTAAAGAGATTGCTACTTCACTTGGTGATAACACTAGCTTAAGCACTACTTTAGTTAATTCGATTGCTACTAAACAACAAGCAGCTGCGACAGGTATTGATTCATCTGGTACACCTACTCAGGATGTTGGGACTATCGGATACGATGGCAGTGGCAATCCGTGGATAGTGGTGGCATAGCATGGCAAACATACAATCTGTTAAGCTTAGTGATCTTAAACTTGAAAGTAGTGTGGGTGATGAGGGT